CGATATCAGCAACGATAACAAGCATGAGCAGAAACACCCAGAGGTGTTCGTCTATACCATGCTCATAGAAATCTTTGACGACTTCAAACACGCCAAAGATGCCGTCTGGTTTGTGCATTTAACACTCCTTAAAACATTTATTTAACCCCCCATTTTTAAACGCATTACGCCTGTGTAGTATCTGCCAAAATTTCGTCTTCTACTTTGTAACGCAACTCACGTAGAGCACGTTCGTATGTACGCATCTCTTGACGGTGCTTAGCATAGAGTTCAGCGTTAAGAAGATTCTCTTGCACTGTAGAGACTGCGTTGGAATCTACGCTGATGAAAGTTTGTTTGACAAGGATTGTAGCTCCTTCTTCTTCCACATTAAATTCTGCATTGATTGTGCGTTGTTTTGTAATTTTAAGTGCCATGATATTATTTTCCTTTCTTAATTATCCTCTGTTAGATATGTGACTGTGCCGGTGTAGATAGCACGGTCTTGTGATTGATTGGTAAGCCTAATCGAACCATCGGATGCAAGATGCCAGACAGCTACGCCAGCGTGGTTAGTACCGATGTTTTTATTTGCAACTAAATGCACTTGAATAGCCGGTCTGAAACCACTTGGGATAGTATTAGTTATTACCCCATTCTCGTACACACCAACGACATAATCGGAGCGGATAAGACTGGCAGTCACCACTGAGCCTTTTCGAGCAAGCGACACCTTAACGCCCCAACCAATATCAACCTCTTGTTTAACCAACGCCGGTTCTTGTTTCTCGGGTTTAGGTGTGTAC